ATCAAGAATAGTTTCTGCCTTATATTTAAAATTAGTGACATAAGCATTTTCAAATAATTCTTTTGCTATTGTTGTTTTTCCTGTACCACTACTTCCTACTATTAAACCTATTTGCCAATCATCTTGTAAATCTATATTACCTTCAAATTGTTCTTTTATATGTTCAGTCTGTAAGTCAAACTTACCCATAACTGATGCTACTCTAAATGTTTTTTCAGGTTTACTTTCCCTTAAAATGTTAAAATTCGGCATTTATATCCTTTATTAGTTAATTCATTAAAAACTTCTTCTTGTTCTTTTTCTGATGTTAATTCTATTTCAACTCTATATTCTTCTGTAATATTATCTGATATATCATTTAAATCACCATTGGTTTGTTTATCATCTTCATTCTCCCATACATCTAATCCCCATTCAGCAAGTTCTATGCTATCCCATTCATTAGCTAACATATCCCATTCCCATTCTCCAAATCCTACATTATCTTTTACTATAAATTCTTTCTTTTGTTCTTCTGTAAGACCTTCAGCTATATCAATCCATACTTCAGATAGTCCTGCTTCCTTACTTGCCTTTAATCTCATATTTCCACCAAGTACCATCATATCTTCATCTACTACTATTGGTCTAAGCTTTAACATTTCAGGAAATTCCTTTATTGACTTGACTAGCTTTTTAAATTTATCATTCTTAATGATTCTTGGATTGCTAGGGTTTCCCTTGACCTTACTTATCTTAACTTGTTGTTTCATAGTATATAATAGAATTTTATTGTTTTTATTTAGTAGTCCTCATTGATTACTCTTTCACCTAATAGCTTTTCTTTAGCTCCTGTCCATAGCTTATCACCTTTCTTGCTTAGTGATTCTTCAGTTCTTATTTGGCTAGGCATTCCTTTAAGTGGCTCTGAATCCATATACTTGCCGCACTTACAAAGAGCCTCTTTGGTTTCCCAATCCCCATCCACATGAACAATGGTAGCTACTGATAGCTCTTTAGTCTTTCCGCATTTGCATTTATATAATGTCATTTCCTTACTCCTGTTGGTGATAAAGCTCCTGTCCTAGTCTTTGAAGTCAGTACATCTAACTCAAAGTGCAAATGATGTATAGCCTTTCTAATATCATCTATTGGAGTGTCGTGTTTTCTATTTGCTCTTAGTAGGTAAGTGACAGCTGTTCCGACATTATAACTTAGTTCAAAATTAGATATGACATCTTTTGCCATATATCCGTTCTTCCCTTTATAGTATTCAGGGATTGTATCATCTGTTTTTTCCATAGTATTTCTGTAGTTAATTGGTATTGGCATCTTCTATTTCATTTAATAATTGAGTAGGAGTATAGATCGGTAGGTCATCATTGTAATTTTTATATATACAAGTAAAGTTTTCTTTCTTTCCTTTTCTCCAAGTCCAAAGAGTTTTAGTAGCATTTTCAATTTGTTGCTTTAAAACCCACTTAATTGTTTTATAGTTTCTTGTCATTGTTTTGTTTTTTTAATTTAGGTTTAAAATGTTTTGTATAGTTTAATGGCTGTGCAAAACCGAACATCATTTTAAAAGTTCCCATTGTTTTCGGGCAGTACATTTTTACTTTAGTCATTGTATTTATTATATAGTTTTTTAATTCCATCAAAGCAAGTTGATATACAAGAACCACAATTAGTTCCTGTTCCATAATTTGAATTATAGATTGTATTGTAAATCTCAATCATTCGTTTTTTAGCTGCTTGATCCTTTGCCCTTCCTGTTTTTAAGTCTTTCCATAAGTCAAGTATTTCATCTATCATTTCTTGTGGCAAGTCATCAGGAGCTTCCATCTCAGTAGTCTTATCCCAAAATTTTTGTGGACAAGCCATAGGAGCAAGTCTTGCTTTCAACTTTACGAAACATAAACACCGTTTACATTGACCTAACGTCTTTGAATAATAAATACATTCCTTACAGATAGCTATTCTATCATTATAGACTTCATCAGGTACAAAAAATTTATTCATCTGTCAATTCTCTTTTAAGTATTGTTCTTACTTTGTCTATTGTAGTGAATAAGCTGTTACGACTTATTCCTGTTTTCTTTGCTAAAGAGTCTAATGTCTCTCCTGAGTAGTAAAGCTCAAAAACCTTGCGGTCATACCAATATAAATCGTTCAGAACTAAGTCGATACTATCTAGCTTTTCAAACTTTAAATTCTTAACAGCAGGTTCTTCTGCTATATTGTAAAGGTTCTTAGTAGGTATTACTTCCCCAGTTTCTATTACGTCATAAGTTACGTTGCTTGTAAAGCTATCAATATGAGTATAGTATTTCTTGTACTGATAATAAAAAGGACTTCTTGTACTTGTTAAAGCCCGTCTTAGAACTACTGCACCATAGCGAGTAATTCCATCTAAGCCATCTTTGTCATATATTTTTTTTAGTTGTTCGGGGTTCATTTGTAAAAAATAAAGCATACATTCCTGCACCGCGTCATCTACTTGTTCCTTATCTTTAGTAATACCATAACACATAGTCCTAAATTTCTCACTTAGCTTTGATATTTCAATATAAACTTTATTCACTTGGTTCTTCTAAGTTGTCTATCTTATCTACTGTATCAATTACTAATTCATTTAATACTGTCTTGTAAGCTCGTATTACAGCTCTGTTTTTATTTGTTTCAAGTCCTGCAAAAAACCCATTTGTTGCTACTGATGTATTAATAGGAATAATGACTAGCCAATCGTACCAATTATTTTCAGATCTCCCAGAGCCATAGGCATTATGATATTGAATTATTGTTTCTAGCACATCAAGATAATTATTGTATCTACTTTTTGAACTTACCTCTTTTGCAAACTCTTGACACATAATAAGATAGGCTTCAATTATATTTCTGTGTTCCTCGCTTGCGTAGATTGGCTTTGTCATACGCAAACTTAAAATAAAAGTTTACTCAATTCCTTTTTCTTTTTTTAACTTTTCAACAAGGTCTTTGTAATAACTGATTTTTTCTTCATAATCTATACGGCTAACTTTCATAATTGTTTTAGATAAAAATTGTAATTCTTCAGCTTTTCCCTCTCCATACTTTGCATCTAAGTTAATGGCAAATTTATATTGTTCTCCTGCTTTGAACATATTACAACCCACGCATTGTACTTGACAATTTTCTTCATCCCATCTTGTAGTTAAGTGTTTACGGCTTTGAAAGTGTCCATTCTGCATTCCTGATTTGTAATGACTGACCTTGTTGCACGTGAAACACTGTACTAACCCTTCTTCTGATTCTCTAAGCCTTATGTAAAGACTAAAGATAGTGTCTAGTTCTTTTTTTAGTTTACTAATTGTTTTCATATCCTAAGTCTTTACGCCATTTATCCTGATAAGTTCCTTTTCTTAAGTAGTATTTTTTTCCTCTGTATTTTGGTTCTTCTTCTTGTAGCTTTGCCCTTGCCCTTTTAATGCTTGGAGCTGAAGTAAATTTATTCTTAGAATATAACATTAAAAACTCTACAATTGGTGTTGCTTGAGTTATTCCTTCCATATGAGTAAGTTCTTCTGCCCATATATTAGAGCAAAGTCTATTGTCATTATCTCTTAAATCAGGGTACATCTTTAGCCAATACTTTACTTTTTCTTTTGTTTTCATATTATAGTTTTAAAATTCATCTTCCCATTTAGTATAGAATATAGCTTCTAAAATACAGACTAATATTGTTGTTAGCCATACTATTATTAGTATCTTCATTTTATATATTTTCTGAGCAATTAGGGCAGCGCCCTATTTCTTTTACTTCTTGGGTAATTTCATCACCGCAACAAGTGTATTCTGTTTCTCCTTTCATCTTATTTGTTTTAAGGGTTCTTGATACCAAAGGGTATTTCCTTTTGGCTTGTTTAATGTGTGGACTTCATAATAAGCATTATCGCACATTTCTTTCATTTTATAAGTCCATCTGTAAAAAGTTCGGATATTTAAAAATGGCTCGTCTTTGCCAAATCTCACTCCATAGTGGAAAGCATCTGCTACTTGATTAAAGCTCATATTTCCAAAACGCTTTTCCCTTATTAAGTCTTTAGCAAATATCTTACTAAGACTAGCTAATGTCTTTCCATCTGTATTATGACCTATTTCTACTTTAGTTGTATTTAGTAAATCATAAACTTTTTCTGTAAGTTCTTTTAAGTTCTCTTGTTTTAATGGCTTCATAAGTATTCTTTTCCTTTTAAATATTCATTAATTTGTGAATCTATTTTTGACATTGTTGGTTTTTTATACTGTCTTTTCTCCCAAGTGATAATGGCTTGTTTCCAATCCTTCATTTTATTTTTCCCTATCATCCATCCCTTAGATTCATAAAAAGCTATAAAGGCTTCAGCGTCTACATTATTCTTGCGTAATATACAATAATTTTCAACTTCCAAAATAGTGGGCTTATTAAAGTATTTATTTATTATTCTTATTTCTTTATTCTTATTAATAGTTGTTAAGTTTGTAGCTGACAAGTTGTTTAGTAACTGCATAACTTGTTGTTCATTTATTTTGAAGTATTGTTTAGCAGGAATGCCTTTGCGCTTAACTTCTATCAGTTGATGCTTTTTAAGCTCTTTAAGGCACTTTCTCTGCTGATATGCAGTTAGTGTAGTGTCTTTCTCTATATTAGCTTCAGTATTAAAAAACCACCCATCAGTCATTCCATTAGCTATAAAGTATTCTTCTTTACTAATTAGGTCAGCAAGTAGGACTGCTTCTTTCAATCCAACTTGCCTTGCCAATTCTTTATTTAATACTAGGAATGCTGAACTACTGAGCAAGTGTTTCATATAATCTTAATTGTAAAGTGATAATTTTTGAGGGCTAACTTAACATTTTCTAATTGATTATAGAAGTCAAAATAAGAAGTTTTTATTATACACTTGACTTGACCACTTGTTACTTCTAACAAAACATTAAATTCTAAAGCTTCCTTAACTCCATTTTTTAATAAGTAGCTTTTCATATAATCTTTATTTAAAAAAAACTCTTTAGTTCCGCCAATATCTTTATAGGCTTTGTAGACTTTGTTGTAGGTATCACGATAAACAGGACAGCTTCTATACAAAGGATTGTGCCTGAGTTCATAATGATAGATTAAACTTCTGTCCCTATTTAGACCTTTGCCTATTATTGTTCTATGTATATCTTCTTCAGTTCTAGCTATATAGCCTGTAACTGCCCTAGCTACTTGTAAAGGTCGCTTCCTGCTTTTTAAAGCAAGTGCGCCATCAGGCAACCCCAAAACTCTCGTAGTGAGGTTGCATAGGTTTTTAAAATTATCTTCTGCTGTCATTAGAAAGGAGATTCATCAGTTTCGCCAACAGTTTCCTGACCTAATTTAGCTATAAACCACCCGTCTATATTATGAAAGTATTTACCGTTGTACTCTCTTGAAGATAAGTTAATTGAAACACTAACTTCAGAACCGACTTCAATGTCCCTAATCTTTTTAATCTTATCGCCAAAGAAACTTATAGCTACTTCCTTGTTGTAGTCTGTTCCTGATTGCTCTACAAGGATAGATTGTTTTTCCCAAGTCTTACCTGTTTTTGAAACTCCCGTTTCTCTTTCTAGCTTTTGTACTAATTTCCCTGTTATTTCCATTTTTTTATTTAATTAATTGATTAATAATTCCTTCTTGACTTTTTGATAATATATAGTTTGGCAGCTTTTCTTTTACTGCTTCAGCTTTGCCTTCTTCTAATGCCTTTAGCATAGCCTTAAACTTTCCTTCATCTAACTTTTCTTTCTTAACAATAGGTTCGTTTACCTTATTACTATCAGCATCTTTAGTGTCATCTAATAAAAATA